GATCTACATTTCAAAACGCTGTATTTACAGTTACTGAAACGAGAGATGATGAGTTTGCAGGGTGGGTATTTGGTAAATTGCAAGTTCTGGATGATTTTTCTGATGAGTTTGATGGTCGTAAAAAAGTCTTTACAATGACTGAGAATAAACAACCATTGAGTGTTGAGAAAGATTCAGGTTCACTTATAGATTTAGAACATAACTTACTTATATTTTTGAATGACATTATACAAGAACCAAATGTTGCATATGTCTTTAGTGGTGGAACTCAAATTGAATTTACTGAACCGCCTGTAGAAGGAACATCTTTGCAAATTCTTTTGTATAGAGGAACTGACTCTGATGTTGCTATAGAGGGGGCATTACAAACAGTCAAAACTGGTGACAGTATAACAATAAGAAAGAGTGATGATCAAATTACTCCTGTAACACAAAATGAGAGAATTGTTGCTGCGATAACATCAAGGGATACCTTGAGAACAAACATATATTCTCAACAAGGAATATCAAATCAAATCTCACCCCTAAGACCTGTGGTTTGGTGTAAGCAACAAGATGATTTAATTGTTGATGGTGCTGCTGTGAGTAAAGCAAGAGATCTTTATGATGCTAGAGTGAAACCTGCAGCGAGAATTATAAAGAGTATCAGTGCCAGTGACAATACCTTCTATACAGGAGGTGGGTCAATTGTATTCAGCACAACAGAAGAACCTAATACTTCAAAATTTGATATTCAAATTATAGACGCTGATAAAAATAATACTGGGTTTGGAACTACCACATTTACAAACCCTGTTGAGACAGTTACAGGAGTATCTGTTTCTGGAGATCATGGTGTAATAACTGGTATTGGAACAACTGCACAAGGAATTCAATTCAATGTTCATATTCCATTATCATCACCTATCAGAGATAATGATTTGGGTGGTTTGACTAAGACAGGAATCTCTACTGGAGATTACTTCTTAGTAAGTAGATCAAATGTGGGAAGTGGAGTAACTGCATTATCGCAAGATAGAACAGTTGCTATTTCATCATGCTCTGACCTTATAGATACTGTGTACCAAGTGTCACATATAGAAGATATCACTCCTATTGGTTCTGCATCTTCTGTCAGAGTTCATGTAAACGTAGAGACCGGTCATGGTCTAAACTTTACAGGACTAGGTTCAGGGATCGGAAACTATTACGGTGACTATAGTTGGGCAAAATTCAGTTCATCTAGAACCACTGGAATAGCATTCACTTGTAATACCTCAGATGGACTTACAGGTCTATCTACTGCACCAACAATAGTTCGTACAACGAAACTATCACTAGATTATACCTAAATAACACTATCAATTTGTAGAGAAGAATGCCTGCGATCATTACAGATCAAATAAGAGTATTAAATGCGGAGAATTTTGTCAACGGAATTTCAACGACGACAAATAGTTACTACGTGTTTATAGGGTTGCCGAACGCTACGGAAATTAATTCTGATTGGAATACCAATACTCCGGCACCTATTGATAACTTTGACGATCACGATAACATATACGATACACTTATATCTGCCAAGAAAATAAATTCTAGCGATGTACTTCAAGTCATAAGAAAAATTTCTTGGACTACAGGAACAATATACGAGATGTATCGTCACGATTACGATATTAATAACACAACCCCACAAACTAATTCATCAAGTTTATACAATTCTAATTTTTATGCAATGAACTCTGACTTCAGAGTTTATGAGTGTATATTTAATGGGGCAAATCCAACAAATAGTGGTAAGGGTATTGCATCCCTTGAAGAACCAACACATACTGATTTACAACCTAGATTAGAATCTGACGGATATATTTGGAAATACCTCTATACTATAAAACCAAGTGATATTGTAAAATTTGACAGTGTGGATTATATACCAGTCCCTCAAGATTGGTTGAATAATTCTGACACTCTTGACATAAGAAATGCTGCTGTAGATGGCAAGATTGAGACTGTAGTAATTGAGGATACAACTTCTGCTGCTTATCAATTCAGTGGTACAAAAAACAATGTTCCCATTAGGGGAGATGGTCAAGACGGTCTAGCATCTGTCACATTTGTGAATGGTAAACCTACCTCTGTTCAGGTTACTAATGGTGGTTCAGGATATACTTTTGCAACATTGGATTTAGATTCAGTTGTTACAGGATCGGGTGCAGTTTTTTCAGTTATAATACCACCACCAAAAGGACATGGTGCAGACATATACACAGAACTAGGGGCAAACAAGGTTCTTGTCTACTCTAGAATAGAAAACAGTGATACAACAAACCCTGATTTTCCAGTAGGTAATCAATTTGCTCGTATAGGAATATTAAAAAATCCAAATATCAACGGAACCACTAATTTACTTACTGCATCAAGTGCAAGTGGAGTATATGGTATTCGTCTTGTAGGAGCAGCATCAAGCACGATGAGTGTGTCTGTTGATGGGCAGGTTACACAAACAATAGGTATTGGATCAACTGCAGTTGGGAAGATTATATCGTATGATCCAGTCACTAAATTTTTGAGATTTTGGCAAGACAGATCTCTTGCTACAAATAGTTCTTCAGGTGCAAATCCCACCTACGGTTATCGTCTAAATAGGTTCACGAGCACTCCTTCGACAGGAGGTTCTATAAACATAGTTGTATCAACAACTACGGGAACAGAGACTGTAGGGATTGAAACCACATTCACAGGTGTATCCACATCCGTGAATTCTAAAACATATTATTTTGGACAATCCATCAATAACGGTATTGCTTCCCCTGAGATAGAAAAATACTCCGGTGATATCATTTACATTGATAATCGACCAGAGGTGACAAGAGCACCAAATCAAAGAGAAGATATTAAAATCGTCTTAGAATTCTAAAGATGCCACAGAACACCAACCTAAACGTCAATCCATATTTTGATGATTTCGATAAGAATAAGAAGTTCAACAAAGTCTTATTCAAACCCGGAACTCCCGTTCAAGCAAGGGAACTGACAACATTACAATCAATCTTGCAAGATCAGATTGAAAAATTTGGACAGCATATGTTCAAAGAGGGATCGATTGTAATACCCGGAACAACAAATTATGATGATCAATATTATGCTGTAAAAATAGAGTCTACATTTTTTGGTGTTCCTGTAGAGTCATATTTTGACAAATTAATTGGATTAGAAATAAAAGGTAAAACATCTGGTGTAACTGCTGTAGTCAAGAGTGTTCTAAAGGCATCACAGTCCGTTCAAAATGCTACAACAATATATGTAAAGTATAGAGCATCAAGCGAAAACGACCAGACAACACAAGTCTTTCAGGACGGTGAAAATCTTGTTACTTTAGAAGATTTCACATTTGGTAGCACCACCACTACTGCAGGATCAGATTTTGCAACTTGCATTTTGAGTAATGCGACATTGACAGGATCAGCATTTACCGTCACCGAGGGTGTATTCTTCGCTCGTGGTGCTTTTGTGCAGGTAGAAACAGAAACTATAATATTAGATCAGTATAATAATACTCCCTCATATAGAGTCGGGTTTCAAGTTATTGAAGAAGTTGTAACTGCTGTAGAAGATGAATCGTTATACGATAATGCTGCAGGATTTAGTAACTATACAGCACCCGGAGCTGATAGATTCAAAATTAGTCTAAAGTTAATTAAGAAAGCAGTAGATAATTTTCAAGATGAAAACTTTATTGAACTTTTCAGAACTAATAAAGGTGTAATAAAGGAAATTGTAACAACAACTGTATATAATAAAATAGCGGACGAACTTGCTAGGAGAACATTTGATGAGAGTGGAGATTATTTTACAGTACCATTTTCAATTGAAGCTAAAGAAATTCTAAACGATAGATACTCACAATTTGGAGTCTTCTACCCAGAAGAACTTACTGACGATCTTAATTCTCCATCCAAAGATCTTGTAGGTATCAAAATTGGACCCGGAAAAGCATATGTCAGAGGATATGAAGTAGCGACACATGGTGCAAAATTTGTAGATGCTAAAAAACCAAGAGAAACAGAATTAGTTGAATCTTCTACTATTCCATTTCAAGCAGGAAATATAATAAGACTCAATAATGTTTATGGAGGTGCTAGTGTAGGTATAGCGACAACTGGGTACCTTGATCTAAGAAGTGATAGATTAGGCACTGACAGAGATGAACCTGCAGGTCAATCTATCGGTAGAGCAAGAGTCTATGATTTCAAATTATCTGCTGCAGGGTATCAAAATGCCACATCTAGTTTTGATCTATTCCTATGGGATATACAAACAGATACAGAAATTACTCTGAATAGTACCCTATCAATATCACCACCTGCATTAATAGAAGGTAAAAGATCTGGTGCAAAAGGATTTTTGAGATCTCAGACAGGAAATATATTAACCTTACATCAAACAGCAGGTCAATTTATTCAAGATGAGGCAATTACTGTTGACGGTATTGATAATGGTAGAATTATTACAAAGGTCACAGAGTTTGGTATAAATGATATTCACTCTATTAGACAAGAAGTTGGTGTACAAACATTTAGTGGTGACACGATTTTAGAACCTAGACTTAATTTTGGTGGGCAGTCATTTAATTTTACTGCTGCTTCAGGTGGTAAGTCAACTGTAACATCAACATCTAATGCATGGACAGTTGGAATACAAACAGGTGATATTATTCAGTTTAGTAATGATGGTACTGTTCTAAACAGAGTCAAAACTGTATCTCCAACAGGCACAAGTATTGAAGTAGAAGCAGTTGCAGATGTATCTGGTGTGTGCGATGGAACCCTACAGGGTGCAATCAGTGTGTCTGGACTATCAGTAGTGTCTCCAATTATAAGGAACCATGAGAGGGCATTCTTATTTGCAGATATGCCTGATAGAAATATAGAATCTGTTGATCTTACACGCTCAGATATATTTGTAAGAGGAGAACTTAGAGGAAGATCATCAGATTCATTAGGGACATTAGATCTACCTACTCTAAATGGTACAGATTTTGTTTACGCACCATTTGATGAAGAAAGATATACAGTATTGTATGAAGATGGCACTATTGAACCACTTTCAAATGATCAGTTTGAGGTAACGGGTGGTGGCAAGGGTGCAACATTGAGTGGATTATCTGCGAGCAAGAATAATATTGTTATTCATGTTACAAAGCAAAAGGTAAAGGTTGTAGCAAAAGATAAAGATCTAAAACGTTGTGAAAGCATAGTTGTAAGCGGTTCAAAATATACTTATTCAGGTGTATCAACTTCTATAGGTGATGGACTAACTTACAGTGCTGCATATGGTAAAAGAGTTCAAGACAGAGAAGTATCTTTAGATACTTGTGACATTGTGAGAATCCGTGCTGTATATGAGTCATCATCTAATGCTGACCCAACAGTGCCAACACTTACATTTACAGGTTTAGATGGACCTAATTCTGATAATTCAGATCTTATTAAGGGTGAACATGTTATAGGAAAAGTTTCAGGTGCATCTGCATTAATTTTAGGTATAACTGGTACACAATCTGCATTTGTCAAGAGCACTAATGAAGGCAACTTTATAGAGGGTGAAGAAGTTACATTTACCGAGAGTAAAGTTGGTGGTAAGGTAAATTATGCAACGTTAGGTGATAAAGAGATAAGTGAAAACTTTATATTAGATAATGGTCAGAGATTAGAAATGTATGACTTTGGTAGATTGATAAGAAAACAAAATGCTCCTGAACCGTCAAATAGAATAAAAGTATTTTTTGATAAATTTGTAATAAATTCTGAAGATAGTGGAGATCTCATAACAGCAAGTAGTTATGGTGCAGACGTATATGATATTGTTCCAACCTTTATTTGTAGAATAGACGGATTAGAAAGAAGAAATACTGATGCTGTTGACATCAGACCAAGAGTACAAGATTATTCTGGTTCATTATCACCATTTGAGTGGAGTTCAAGAAATTTCGGAGGAAGCGGTCAATCTGTTCCTAATGTTCTTGTGTCTAACGAAAACATCACTTTTGATTATAAACGTTATATGGGTAGAGTAGATAGACTATTCTTGAACAGTGATGGTACTTTCGTGCTTGTTGAAGGACAACCTTCTATGGATCCTCAAATTCCTGAAGCAATTGATAGATCATTTGAATTGGCAGAGATTACATACGCCCCATATGTCTACAATGTCAATAGAGACATCGAAATAGAAACAAAAATGAATAGAAGATACACCATGAGAGATATTGGTGCTATCGAGAAGAGAGTAGAAAATATTGAATTTGCAACTTCACTATCGTTGTTAGAAGCAAAAACTGAATCATTAACAGTTACAGATCCAGACACGGGATTGAATGCCTTCAAGACTGGATTTGCGGTAGATAATTTCAGCACATTCAATTTAGCAGACACCACTATACCAGTTTTAAAATATGATCTAGAAGAGGGAACTGCTGTAGCAAGAAAGAGATATGATGCCATTGATCTACTTGTTGGGTCTGAATCATTAATTGGTTTGTCTGGTGTGCCTAACAATGCAGTCGATCTTAGATATGCAACTGACTTAGGTTCTCAAAATGTAACTAAAAAAGGATCTAATGTTCTTCTAAATTATACCGAAGTTGTTGAATTCGATCAACCGTTTGCAAGTAGAGTAGAAAATATCAACCCATATGATGTTGTTACATGGAAAGGAAACTTAAAAATAAATCCAACAGAGGATGTATGGGTAGAAAGAGAATTTGAAAGTGAAGATGGTGGTTTTGGTGTTACAGAAGTAATTACAGAAACTGAGGCAATTCCAAATCTTAGATCACAGAACATTGAATTTACAGGATATAGACTAAAACCCGGAACCAAGTATTACAGTTCGTTCTCTAGAACAGATATGTCAGACAATAGAAGTTTGACAGTTCCAAAACTTATTGAAGTTACCCCTGTGAAGGGTGCATTTCAGGTTGGTGAAACTGTAATAGGAAAACTTCTTACTAACCAAAACTCAAATATAGTTCCTGAGATAAGATTCCGTGTTGCAACACCTAATCATAAAGAAGGTCCATACAACGCTCCGACTTTATCGTACGAAGCAAGTCCTTATGACAATGCCGGTATATCATCATCCTACAGTGATACAAGTACGATTATAAACGTTGATACTGGAAGTTTGAACGAGAAATCTGATGAAAGATTTTTTGGTCATATTGTCAAAGATATGAGACTTGTTGGTCAAACAAGTAATGCAGAAGCACAAGTCAAAGAAGTCAGATTAATATCTGACAAATTTGGTGCATTACAAGGATCACTTCATATCCCTGATGGTAATCCTAATTTTTCTAATGGAAGCAATACTGTTGGAATGAGAGCAGTCAAAGGAGATGTTCAACAACAAGAAGGAGAACTACCGATAAGTGAGGCATTTGCAAACTTCTTCTCCAGAGGAGAGTTAATTACACAAACCACAATAAATCGAATAGCACCGCCACCACCACCTCCTCCACCACCTCCTGCTGTACCCCCAAGGAGAAACTCTTCTCCTGCTAGAAGAAGGAGACGAAATAATAGAAGAGGTGGTGGTAATGACCCATTAGCACAATCATTCTTTGTGACTGATATACCCGGAGTATTTCTTACATCCGTGGATATATTCTTCTTCACAAAGAGTAAAAATATCCCTGTAGAATTAGAATTAGTAGAAGTTGAGAATGGTGTTCCAACGATCAATACTATAAGCAGTAAGATCTTGGAACCAAGTCAGGTCAAAACATCTGATGATGCAACAGTGCCAACTAACTTCCAATTTGATTTCCCAGTATATGTTGTCGAGGGAGAGTATGCTATGGTTCTCAAAGCAGATACTCAAGAATATCAAGTATGGATATGTCGTATAGGTGAAGATGATATATCTACTAAAGATACATCAGAACTTGGTAAAGTTGTTATAAGTAAGCAACCAACTCTAGGTTCATTATTCAAATCACAAAATGCATCTACGTGGACTCCATCTCAATTAGAAGATCTCAAGTATAAAGCATACAAAGCTAAGTTTGTAACTGAGCAAGGTACATTCAAAATGTACAATCCAGAGTTGCAAACTCTCAATAGAAGAAATCTTCTACCTTCTAACCCTATAGAAGTGTTTGATAAGAAAGTTACAGTTGGTCTCTCATCTGATTTGAAGAATCCAAACATTGTTGTTGGAACACAAATCAAACAGAACAATAGGACTTCTAGTGGTTTTGTTGAGGGTAGACTAGGTGCTGTCGGTGCAGCAGATACTGGATTGAATATTACAAATGCAGGTATCGGTTATTCTAATACAACATTTGGTACTGTAAACTTTACAACCCTGACTGGTAACGGATCTGGTGCAACAGGTATTGTTACTGTATCAGGTGGCACTGTAGATAGTGTATGTGTTATAGAAACAGGGTCTGGATATCAAGTTGGTGACACTGTGAGTGCTACACTTGGAAGTAACAATCTGGGTAGAAACTTAGTGCTAACAGTTGGTGTTGTTACATCTACTAATGCACTGAAATTGACAGGTGTAACTGGACAAGACTTCAACACATCAGAACTAGTACAGTATGTCTCATCTGGGGGATCAACTGAAACTCTTGCAGCAATAACTCCAACAAGTGTGACTATCAACTCTGATGAGTTTGATGGTAAGCACATTAGGGTTTCTCATCCTAATCATGGTATGCATGCCTTCAATAACCAAGTCGAATTGACTCGTGTTGAGGGAGACACTATACCAACAAATATCACTGTTGGTTATGGTGCTAGTTCTATCGAAAATATTAGTATTGCATCTTCTGCAAACTTCAATATGTTTGAGGGATCACAGGTGTCAACTACTAATCCCGGATTTGCATTGATCGCTGATGAAATTATTGCTTACACTGGTGTAGGTAATAACATACTAACTGGTATTACAACAAGAGGAGTTGATGGCACAACCACTCAATCATTCTTACCGGGAACACCAGTTCAAAAATATGAATTCAAAGGTGTCTCACTTAGAGATATCAACAAAGTTCATAGTTTTGCTGATGTGACAAATTCTATCACAGAAACAATTGGTTTAGATCATTATTATTTGAAGATTGGTGGTACAAAAACATTTACATCACACTCTCTTGGTGGTGGATTAAATGTAAGAGCATCACAAAATATTCAATTTGAATCGATGGTTCCAAACTTGAGACATATCTTACCTGATGATACATCCATGAACGCTAGTGCAAGAACTACATCTGGTACAAGTATAAGCGGTAATGAATCATCATTCCAAGATCGTGGTTATCAACCAGTGTCTATAAGTGGTAGAACTGATTTCGCTAGTCCTCGAATCATTGCATCTAGAGTCAATGAATTAAGCAAACTAGGTGCTTTGCCGGGTGCTAAATCATTCACACTTGATGTGACTATCAGTAGTACAAATGAAAACGTGTCTCCTGTAATCGATGTTTTTGACAGTAATATTACTGTTCAAACAAATAGGGTAAATGCACCAGTCACTAATTACATTACTGATAGAAGATCTAACACATTACTTGAAGATCCTCATGCATTCTCATACGTAACTTCTGTGATTGAATTAGAGAATCCTGCAAGTTCATTGAAGGTTATTCTTTCTGCATTCAAACCCGGAACTTCTGAAGTCAGAGTTCTTTACAGATTGAGAAGGAATGATGGTTCTGATCTTGATAAAGTATTTGAACTAATGCCCGGATTCAATAACATTGATATCAATGGTAAGGTTATTGATGCTAAAAATAATGATGGTACATCTGACAGACAAGTAAGTAACAGTCTGGAAGAATTCTTCTATGAACATCAGTTCACAGCAAATAATCTTCCTCAGTTTAGTGGTTATCAGATAAAGGTCGAATTAATTTCAACCAATCAAGCAGAATCACCACGATTACGTGACTTTAGGGTGATCGCTTTAGCATAGTGAAATTCCCTTCTCTTCTTGAACTAATTAAGAGATATGCTCGTCTTCCCAGTAAGAAATTATGGGAAGACGCTCTGAAACTCAATCGTTGGCCAGTCAAATGGTGGGACGAAGAAGTAGAGGCAAGAAGAAAAAAGGAAGAACTTCGTAAAAAACGAATCAAATCCTTATATCCTAGTAATGGCAAAAAATGATTAATGCATGGAGTCTAGCAGCAGAAGTTCTTGAGGGAACTTTAGATGAAACTTATCCAATTATGAAAAAAGCACCTATCAACGATCGCGACGATCTAAAAAGAGATCTGAATACTGGAGCGATTGTGAACACAGACACCGTATATTATGAAAAATATATGGCAGAAAAGAATAGAGTCAAATCACAAAGAAATGAAATTGTTGAGTTGAGAGCAGAGATAGAACTGCTCAAGGCAATGATACGTGATAAATAATCTTAGTATATAAGGTATAATGGCAGTTCCAACAGTCAATTTAGTAATTGAACAGGGTGCTGACTTCTCAAGGACTTATTCTTTGAAGAAGGCAGATAATACTCCATTGGATCTTACTTTTTATACTTTTGAAGCACATATGATCAAGAGTCGTTCCTCCATTCACAGAGGTATGGCAGGCAATATGATCAGTATGGGCACTACCTTTGGTAACACTCCCACTCTAGGACAACTTACTGTATCAATTGCAGCGACAATGACCTCAGTTGGTATTCTGACAGCAGGAAGATATGATTATGATATTGTTGTGAAAAATACAAACAACAATAAAAAAACAAAGGTAATTCAAGGTCAAGCATTAGTAAATGGCACCGCTATCTAATGAATGAAGATATCCAAGTATTTGTAGTCGAATCAAGTGCTGATTTCGTCGCGTCTATCACAGTAGACGACAATAATGTGGCAGATACAAATATTACTGGTGAAGGTGTCGGAGACCTTATAGTACAATTCGTAGACTCAGTAGCAGGAGTAGGATCAGTGTCAAATCTAAGAGATCTAGGAGATGTAGATTCAACAGCAATACCTACAGGATCATCTGCAGGAGACAAGTTTGTATTGACCTATGACGCATCAAATAATAGATTTACATTTGTGAACCCTGATACAGTCATAGATAATGCGGTCGGAGTTGGAGCAACATTCCCACCACCTGTAGGACTTTCTACACAAACAATTGATTACCTTGATACAGTATTAGACGATAAGATAGATTTAGACGCAGGAACATTCTAGAGATATGTAATTATATTAATAAATAGGTAAAGAGAAATAACAACATCTTAAAATAAACATGGGAGCTCCTGTTTTACAGTTTAAGAGGGGTCAGTTCTCAAATCTACCGGGTCTACGTGCAGGTGAACCGGGATTTACGACTGACAAATTCGACCTCTATGTGGGTATAGATTCCACAACATCGAGTAATAAATTTTTTGGATCACATCGTTATTGGAACAGAGAAACTGCGACGGTAGGTTCTTCTGTCAGAGTAGTTGAAGGGAGTAATAATGGTTCAAACTATATTGAATTAAAATCACCAAACTCACTTGCACAAAATGTTACCTACACTCTACCTGCAACAGATGTAGCAAACGGTATTTTAGTAAGTGACGGTTCAGGCAATTTATCATATACAACAACAGTTACAGGATCTGGTTCTGGATTATCAGGAGGATCAGTCCCTCTTGCATCTCTAGACATTGATGGTGGAACAGATATAGGTGCTGCACTAACAGATGGTGATGAGTTTATAGTTGACGACGGTGGTAATGGTACAAATAGAAAGGTAGACGCTTCTAGAATCAAGGACTACGTTCTTGGTGGTGGACAAGGTGCAAACTTTGCTGCTATTAAGGTTACTGGTATCAGTACACTAGGATTTGCAGATGCCACACAACTCAAAGTATCTGGTGTTTCTACATTCACAGGTACAGTTGATGTAAACGGAGCAATCGATGCTGACGGTGGAGCAAACATCGCAGGCGGTTTAGTTGCTAACTCAGCAGCAATCTCTGATCTTACTTCTGGAAGAGTTGTTCTTGCAGGCACTGCAGGAGAATTAGAAGACTCAGGAAACTTAACATTTGATGGTTCAACACTTGCAGTCACTGGTTCTCAGACAATCAGTTCTAATCTAACTCTTACTGGTAATGCTGACTTTAATGGAGACTTGGACGTTGATGGTACAGCAAACCTAGATGTTGTTGACATTGACGGTGCTGTAGACATGGCATCAACATTAACAATAGCGGGTAATATCGACGCTAATGGGGATCTTGATGTTGATGGAACTACAAACTTAGATGTTGTTGATATAGATGGTGCTGTTGACATGGCATCAACATTAACAATAGCAGGTAATATTGATGCTAACGGAGACTTAGACGTTGATGGTACAACAAACCTAGATGCTGTTGACATAGATGGTGCTGTTGACATGGCATCTACTCTAACCGTTGCAGGTCAAACAGATCTAAATGGAGATATAAATTTAGGAAATGCAACATCTGATACAATCACCCCAACAGGTAGATTTGATGCTGCTCTTGTACCTGCCACTGATGGTGCGATAGATCTAGGTACATCTACACTTGAATATAAAGACTTATTCATTGATGGCACTGCACATATCGACACATTAGATGTTGATGAAAATGCAGGCATAGTTGGTAACGCAACAGTTGGAGGCACACTTGGTGTCACTGGTGATGGAACATTTTCAGCAGACGTTGATGTCACAGGCACAGTAACTGCTAATCAATTTACTGGATCTGGAGCAGGATTATCTGCAGGAACTACACCAATTACCACTCTTGATATAGATGGTGGCACAGATTTAGGTGGAGACCTTGCAGATGGCGACTTGATCGTAGTCGATGACGGAGCAAACGGTACAAACCGTAAGGCTGCAATGTCCAGAGTCAAGAACTATGTTCTTGGTGGTGGATCAGGTGCTACATTCGCAGCGATCAATGTTACAGGAATAAGTACAGTTGCATTTGTAGATGCTACACAACTCAAAGTATCTGGTGTTTCTACATTTACAGGCACAGTCGATGTCAATGGTGCTATTGATGCTGACGGTGGTGGAAACATTGCAGGTGGTTTAGTTGCTGACACTGCAAAGGTATCAGATCTAACTGACGGAAGAGTAGTTCTAGCAGGAACAGATGGAGAACTAGAAGATTCAGGAAACCTTACATTCAACGGATCACAGTTAGGTGTAACTGGTACTGTAAATGCTTCAAGCACTGTTACTGGTAGTGCATTCCATACAGGTGCTGAAGGTTCTGCAATCAGAGTTACCTCTAACACAATCTCAGGTCCTGCGACAATCACTCTTGACCCTGCAGGGGTAGGAGATAACACAGGTAAGGTTGTAATCGCGGGTGACTTCCAAGTAGACGGTACAACAACTACAGTTAATTCTACGACTGTCGAAGTTACTGACAAAAACATTCTAATTGCAAATGGTGCTGCTAATGATGCTGCTGCTAACGGTGGTGGTATTACAATTGAATCTGGTGAAGGTAACAAAACATTCCAATTTGAAGCAACAGGTGACAACTTAGGATCTTCTGAGAACCTAAACATTGCATCTGGTAAATCATATAAGATAAACAATGTAGATACATTGAATGCAACCACTCTTGGATCTGCTGTTGTAAACTCTTCTCTTACTAATGTTGGAACTCTTACAGGTCTAACAGTTTCTGGAAATGCTTCTATTGAGGGTAACGTTGATCTAGGAAACGCAACAAGTGATACTATCACAGCAACAGGTCGTTTTGATAGTGACCTTGTTCCTTCAGCAGATGGTACAAGTGACCTTGGTACATCTGATAATGAGTGGCAGGATCTATTCATAGATGGAACTGCTAAGATTGACACTCTTACTGTTGATGAAAATGCAGGAGTCACAGGAAATCTAACTGTAACTGGTGGATCTACATTCAATGGTAATGTAGATATAGGAAACGCTACTAGTGATACTGTTACTGTAACAGGTCGTTTTGATAGCGATCTTGTCCCATCAACAGACGGTGCAAGAGATCTAGGAACATCCACATTAGAATGGAAAGATTTATACCTCGATGGAACTGCTCATGTTGATACGTTAGACGTTGATGCAAACGCTGGAATCATTGGTAATGCAACAGTCGGAGGCACACTTGGTGTTACTGGAGAATCAACTTTAGCATCCGCTACAGTGTCCGACCTTACATCAGGTCGTGTTGTATTAGCAGGCACAGCAGGTGCTCTTGAAGACAGTGGTAACCTAACATTCAATGGTTCACTTCTAAATGTCACAGGTGCTGTTACTTCTTCTGGTGCAGTCAACATAGATGACACCACACAATCAACCAGTAACACAACTGGTGCATTGATTGTTGATGGTGGTGTTGGTATCGCTAAGAACGCTCACGTCGGTGGAACACTTGATGTAGATGGACAAATTACAAGCACTGCACCACTTAGAAACTCAACTGGTGGTGGATTGATAGCAGGAGTTGGTGTACACAGTACATCTTCTGCAGGTCTTGTTACTGCATTCAAATTTAGAGGATCAGGTCTAGAAGACTTTATTGTTGAAGATGGAATTGCTGACATTGTTCTTACTGGTATTGCTGCCACAACATTCACAACTTCTGAAACAACAGTTGCTACTGAAGGACAAACTGCCTTTACAGTTTCTGCTAACTATACAGCAGGATTTGTAGATGTATACCTAAACGGTATTCGTCTAATTACAGGAGTTGACTACACAGAAACAAACGCAAGCACAATCACTCTTGGATCAGGTGCTACTGCAGGAGACGAAATTCATACAGTTTCTTGGAAAACTTTAGGCAACGTTGTTCGTGTTCAATCACTACAAACTGCTGCTGATCTAACTGTATCAGGAGTTGCTACTGCAACTGGTGGGTTCGTTGGAGACTTGACTGGTGACGTAACTGGTAACGCAGATTCTGCTACAGTCGGTACTACTATCACAGTTGCTGATGAGTCATCAGACACAACATGTTTCCCACTGTTCGCGACTGCTGCTACTGGAAACCTTGGAGCAAAGAGTGGTTCTAATCTTACATTCAACTCTAACACAGGTGCTCTAAGTGCAACATCATTTGCAGGTTCTGGTTCTGGATTGACCGCAGGAACTACACCTATTACAACTCTTGATATAGACGGTGCCACTGACATAGGTGCAGACCTTGCAGATGCTGATCTATTCATCGTTGATGATGGTGCAGGTGGTACAAATAGAAAGGTCACTTTCCAGAGACTATCTGAGAATATCTTAGGTGGATCTGGCGGTGCTACATTCGCTGCTGTAAACGTTACTGGTATTGGTACATTCGGTGGAATAATCGATGGTAACGGTGGTGCTAACATCTCTGGTGGTGCAGGTTTAGTTGCTTCAACTGCAAAGGTATCTGACTTGACAGCAGGTCGTGTTGTACTAGCAGGGACAGATGGAGAGATAGAGGATTCTGGAAACCTTACATTCAACGGATCTAAGTTGACTGTCACTGGTAATGCTCAAGTGACATCAGATCTAGATGTTGATGGTGGAATGAATGTTTCTGGTGGTGAATCTGTAATGAGTTCTGCCACAGTTTCAGATCTTACTTCTGGAAGAGTGGTTCTCGCAGGTACATCCGGAGCATTAGAAGACTCAGGAAACCTTACATTCAACGGTTCTACTCTTGCTGTTACTGGTGCTATCACAGCGTCAAGTAACGTAACAGTTTCTGGAAATCTAACAGTCAATGGTACGACTACACAGATCAATACAGTCAATACAACCATTGAAGATACACTACTTGAATTACAAAAAGTTGACGGTGGAAACTTAAGTTCAGATACTAACAAAGACGTTGGTATCGTCATGAACTACTATGACGGTTCTGCTAAGAAAGCAGCAGTTTTCTGGGATGATTCTGCAGGAAGATTTGCTTTCGGTAGTGCAGTCACTGAAACTGCAGGTGTTCTAGGTTCTGTCACATACGGTGGAGTAGAAATAGGTTCATTGTACGTCAATGACTGTGCCGGTGCTTCACAAGTTATCTCATGTAGTGGTACTACAAGATCACTTGAAAACATCACAATCGACGGTGGCTCGTTCTAAAATAGGGTTATAAAAACTTCATATATAAGGGGACTAGACAGTCCCCTTTTTTATTGTTACTATGGACCCTGAAGTACAAGCATTGATCGCAGTCTATCAAAAGAGATTAGCAGATGTAACTGCACAAGCGATTGCCTATGAAGCGAGAATTTCAATTTTGATGAAACAAATACAAGAATTATCACAACAACCTGCTCCACAACCTCCTGCACCACAGAAAAAACCAACTAAATCTAGAAAAAATACAGACGCTGGAACATTTTAGATTGTAAAGATCTATACGGTTTTCCTTGACAATAAGTATTAATTTTTTTATAATTACTTATGTGTTCATTTCAAAACAAATGCATAACAGAGAAGTCTCTTACAACAATCTTCGAGCATGGACTGCTGAAGGTGAATCATTATATTCAAACGATCCTATTGATGATTATTTTGAATGTATAACCGAATGCAATCCGATTGACAAACAATGCATAACATCATGTAGAAATTTATTGTAATTTATGGAATCTTATTTTAGTGGTAAGTGGTCAGACAGTAGTTTTGATTCATATAAATGGTCTGGTTACCGATTGGTAGATGAAGTAAACTCTCAAAAACCTAGATCTGTTTTAGACGTTGGTTGTGGTTTCAATAGATTCAAAGGAAAGATAAACAATTTGATTGGTATTGACCCATACAATGACTATGCAGATATAAAAGTATCACTAGAAAATTACAAAGCTGGACCTGTAGACATAGCATTATGTCTTGGGTCCATTAATTTTGGAGACGTTTATACTATAGATAAGCAGATAGAAATATTAGATTCATTATGGTACAAAAAAGCATACTTTAGAGTCAATCCGGGTATGGAACATACGTGGCATGACAAGGCAGATTGGGATGGAATCGTTTGGTATCACTGGACTCGTCAGAAGATTGATAGTATTGTCGGCAACTATAAATACAATCTAGATCGATTTGAAGAAGAGTATACAACACAAGGTCATCTACGTTATTATTTTGAATTTAGTAAATGATTGAATATCCAGAATTAATAAAGAGTAAATATATTTACGTTTATAACAAAGTAAATCCGAAAAAACCAATAAGAATAAATCACGGTAGAAAAATATACAAGTATAAGACTCATTATAGAAAAACTATAGATCATCAGGATTATAGATTTGGAAAAGGAATGTATGGAAAAGGGGGTGGGATGTCAATAGATGAGCATGTAGAGATGGTAAATAAATTATTTCCCGGATATATTTTAGACTATAAAGTGTATAGTAATTCTATCTGGATAGATTACAAAATAATTAGAGGTGTGCCTGCAAGTGAAGTGTTTCCTAAAACTCCAGAATTCATTAGTAAAGTGTATAAGTTTTGTGTAGATCATTACAAAATGACAGCACCATATGCTCACGGTGATTGGATATTAGAAAATATCATGGTTGATGGCGATGATTTCAAATTAATTGATTGGGATCATCTTGACATTTATTCAGAGCAAGAAGCATATGGAAGAATTTACAATGACATTTTTATAGAAAATATAAAAAAACAAACACTTTATAAATAAAAAAGTAATTACAAGCAATAAAAAATGTTATCTGGAACAGATTTCGTAAAGAAAATCAAAGAAGGAAACAAAGAATTATTTGAGGCATCACGCTCAAATGTCCGTCGTTTCTTCAATTCAAATCCAAGCGACGAATACTTAGTTGAGCATTTCCGTGGACGCATGGTAAATGAAGCTCAGAACATGTATGCAATCGCAGGACAAGTTGCATCTGCCGATCCATCCACAGATGTAAAAGACCTAGAATTACTTTCTAAGCAAGCATTAGATGAAGCAAAGCACTTCAGAATGGTAAAGGAAGTTATCGAACATATCACTGGTGAAGAACTAGATGTTGCTGCTGCATTTGCTGCAGAAGCAGAAGCACCACAAGCAAAGGGTGCATCACTTCTAGAGAAGTACGAAGCATCAGACGACGAGGCAGCACTTGCTGCATATCAGTTAGTTGCTGAAGGAAGAGCAGAAGCAGTATGGAATGAAATGGCAGACTGTGTAGAGGATAAGTTTATCTCTACAAGATATGCTTCAATCGCTAAAGATGAAGGATTCCATTCAAACTTAGGTGGACGTTCACTTTCTAAGTTAGTTGAAGGTAAAGAAGATCTTCAAGCACATGTGCTTGGTCTTGTAGAGAAGATGAGAGCAGATTTACTAGAGATTAGCAATCAGAACACTGCTACTCCCCTTGCCGTTGTGTAAAAGGTTTACGACCTTCACGGATCTTACTGTCTAACCAATGTTCCTTACATGGGAAGACATACTTATGATTGGCATCGACGCTTATAAAGTTGTCGATGCCTTTTTTTGTGACTGGAAATTCTAATATGCGACCAAGATATTCAATATACTTTTCTTTGTATAGAAAGAATGCTTCATGATCTATGAAGTGCACTGCCATATCTTTGTAATACTCAAGGGCAGTATCCATTGTACACTCACCACCAACTCTTACCTGTTGTAATTCATTTATATTTCTATCTCTTACTATCACTGCTATAATTGGCATTACACCTAATTCAAATGCTCTCATTGCAACTTCTCTTATCTTAGGTGTCTGTCTCTCTCCATCAAAAAAGAAAGGCACACTGACATTTGCACAGAAGTAATCACCTCTTTCAAAATGTTCTTTTGTAAGTTCTTCCGGATGAACCCAGAATTTTGCAAATGGTTCTTGATCACTCGGAACCCAATACTTATCATGAAGACTCTCCCAACCAATTACATTTTCATGTAACGAAAACAATCGTGCAAAGAGATGATTTCCTGATCCTTGTGGACCTGTGAGTATCAATAGTTTTTTCATGGGCAGCAGTTTCCACTTGAACCTTCATCATATGAATGATCTGTATCCTTTGTCAGAGGTTTCCTTGCATCAGGATGATTCGGATCCCATAAAAAGGGAACTCCAGTTCTATTACCGTCATCTAATGGATTTTCTTTTACATAGTTAATATACTTTGCATTGGCATCTCTTTCTAATATATCATTTACTCTTTTGTCATACCATGCAATAGGAAACCCAAGATCAAGCGACTTCAAATATTCTTGTTTATAAAGATATAATAATTCATAACTCAGATATGTAGGACATGGAAATGCTTCTTGTATTCCTTTCAAGGCATCATAAAAATGTCTTATGGTAGACTCTTCTCTTATTCTTTTTTGTTGATTTTTTAGTATTGTTTGATCTCTACCTATGACACATATTTTTACCTTCATTCCTAAACTCTGTGCCTTCAATCCAAATTCTTTGATATCAGGACACCACTTAGTTCCTTTGCTCTCTATACCAAGTGGTACACTGATACTAGTAAAGTAATGATCATGTGTGCTGAAGTCAAATTGAGACAATAATTCTGGATCTCTCCAACATGCAGCGAATGGTTCAGAGTATCTGTGTGCTTCCCAGTAATTATCTAATAAAGATTTCCAACCAAATACATCTTCATGTAAAGAAAATATTTTAGACCACAGATGATTGCCAGATCCTTGCGGACCGGTAAGTATGGCAAGAGTTTTCATCATGTATTATAAGTTACTATTAATTATAACACATAAATAGTGAGACAACAACGTGTGTCTCTACACACTAGTGCTCTTTAGCGTACATAATGGCAAATCCAAAAATAAAGGTCAAACGTTCCTCCGTTGAAGGAAAAGTACCGGCAGTTTCACAATTAGAACGTGGTGAGTTAGCAGTAAACTCATACGACGGAAAAGTTTATATATTAAAAGATCAGTTCTCTGTAGGTATTGCTACAACAACTCATACTATCAATCCATGGAATGAACCGGGTGGTGTGGGGGCAGGTGTTTCGTATAGTGGTGGTATAAATGTTCTTGGCATCTCAACATTTTCTAGTAAATTAGATGTAGATGGTCATACAAGATTAAATTCTTTCTTAAATGTATCTGGTATTTCAACATTTCAGAATGATATAACAATAAAAGAAAATTCTCCAAATTTGAAATTTCATGATATAAACGCTGATGCCGATAATCAAAGATGGGATCTTAAATGCGGTTCAAGTAACACATTTATGATCCAAGCAATAAATGATGCTGGTGGTGGTGGTGGTAATTTGTTTGAATTTACTAGAAATGGTAATGCTATACAAACTTTTGTAGGAAAAAGAAGTGGTATAACTTGGTTTACTGTTGATAATTTAAACAAAAAAGTAACTACTGAAAAACTGACAGTTGGTAATTATGACTTTCCGACAGTTGCAGGGTCAGAAGGTTTAGTTTTAAAGGTTGCATCAGATGGTAATTTAGAATTTGGTTCTGGTGCTTCTGGTGGAGTTGTACCAACCGAAAAAACATTTACTGCCACACAAGGTCAAACAGTTTTTACTGATACAACTAACTTACCTACATATGTTCAAGTTTTTGTTAACGGTATAAAAATCAGACCGACTTCAGATTTTAGTCAATCTGGTGCTTCAATAACTTTGGTTACTGCTGCAACTGCAGGAGATGAGATAGATCTTGTTAGGTTTGACTAACTAAATAACTAAAAAGTATATGGCAGGACATCTAACTACTGAACTAAGAGAAGACGATATGCTCAATTACAAAGAGGAATTTTTTCTCTATGCATTGAGACAGTTGGGTCATCCTGTCGTGGAAGTTAATGTTGCAGATGAGCAATTAGAATCAGTTTTAGAAGATACAATAGCATACTTTCAAAATAGACATATGGATGGTGTTGAGAAAGTATATCTAAAACATAAAATTACAGAAGACTTAATAAAGAGAGTTGGTGGAAGAAATGATGATAATGGAGTGGGTATTGTTACAACCACATCAAGAGATCAAACTATTGTAGGTATTGGAAGCACTGTTCAACATAAGTTTGAAGAAGATTCAAACTGGATTGCTGTACCTGATCATATCATAGGTGTAGAGAAGATATGGAAAATTGATAGTCGTGCGATCAGCACTAACATGTTCAGTGTAAACTATCAATTATTTTTGAATGAAATATATTATTTCAGTAGCACTGAAGTCTTGAATTATACAATGACAAAAAGATACTTAGAAGATTTGAATTTTATATTACATCCAGATAAACAGATAAGATATAACAGAAGACGTAATAGAATATATCTTGACACAGATCAAAGCAGTTTGAAAGTTGATGATTATTTAATCATTCAATGTTATAGGGCATTAGATCCTAGTGAAGTAGGAAACAGAGTATATGGTGATCTCTTCTTTAGAAGATATTTTACTGCACTATTGAAGAGACAATGGGGACAAAATTTGATGAAGTTTCAAGGTGTTAAAATGCCGGGTGGTATGGAACTGAATGGCAGACAGATATGGGAAGATGGAACAGCAGAACTAGAGAAGTTGGAGTCTCGTATGAATATGGATTACGAATTACCTCCACTTGATTTTATTGGATAATGGCACTCAATAATTATATTCGACTTACCGGTGCGAGAAATGAGCAGGATCTTGCTCAGTCTCTTATTGATGAGCATATAAAAATTCATGGTATAGAGTTTGTCTATATGCCACGTTCTTTTGTGAATACAAAAACTGTGATGAGAGAAGTCACTTCATCAAAGTTTGAAAAATCATTTCCTCTTGAAGGATACATAGAGAATTATGAAGGATTTGGAGATCAATATAATTTACTAACAAAATTTGGAGTCAGATCTACAGCAGAAATGCAGATCACCATATCACAAGCAAGATTTGGAGAATTGATTACTCCTGTTTTACAGAGAGAGGGTGGACTTGGAATATCCGTTCCAGTAAGACCTATAGAAGGAGACTTAATATATTTTCCACTTGGAGATATATTATTTGAAGTCAAACATGTAAAACACACTGCACCTACATTTTATGCTTTAGGTAAAAATTATTGTTATGTGCTAGAGTGTGAAATGTTTGAACTCGGTGATGAAAAAATTGAAACAGGAATTGGTGAAATTGATGATGATTTTGCTACACTAGGATATAATGTTTCTATGTCTTTGTCTGGTGTTGGTGGAACCGCAACAGCGATAACATCTTTAGTGAATGGTGGTATTCATAAAATCAAGATATTCAACGAAGGAACAGGTTTTACAGCAGATCCTACAGTTCTTATATCTAAACCTAATGGCACTGGTAGAAGAGCAACTGCTGTTGCTATTACAACTGCAAATGCACAAGGATCAAGATCTTTACAAGAGTTTAGAATTACAGATCCCGGTTTTGGATACACAACTGCACCAAGTATATCAGTCACCCCTGTGGATGGACAAGGTGGAGGAGTATCTCTAGGAGTTGGAATTGCTACAACAGGTGCAGTTGGTATTGTAACAGTAACAGTTGGAGGATCAGAGTATATTATTCCTCCTACAGTTACATTTACATCAGCACCTGCAGGTGGTGTAACTGCCATAGGAACTGCAATACTTGTAGATGGAGCAGTAGACAGGATCTTAACAACAAATGCTGGATTTGGTTATACCGTAGCACCAACAGTTACTGTGGGTGCAGCAGGCACAGTTGGAGTCGGAACATTCTCATATGGTATGATTCTTACTGGTAGTTTATCTTCTACTACCGCATATGCTACAAGTTGGGACGCTACTACTAACACACTTCTTGCTAAAGGTCTCACAGGTAAATTCTCAGTTGGTGAATTGATTGTCGGCACGGCAAAAACCACAGGACAAACTATCGCATACCGTCTAAATAGTATCAATTATGACGATGATGAAACAAATCTAGACTCATACGGAGACAATGTTAGTTTCCAATCAGAGGGTGATGCTATCCTTGACTTTACAGAAAAAAATCCATTTGGTGAGGCATAATGTTTGGAAAGTATTTTTACAACGAGACGATTAGAAAGACTGTAATTGCTTTCGGAACTTTGTTCAATGATATTACAATAAAACATACAAATGATTCTACAGATGCAGTAATATCAACAATCAAGGTCCCTATTGCATATGGACCTATGCAGAAGTTTTTAGCAAGAATAGAACAACAACCAAATTTTAATAAGAATGTAGCAATCACATTGCCAAGATTATCATTTGAAATTGTTTCATATCAATATGACCCTACGAGAAAAATTGCACCCATAACAAAATTTTGCATAGTTCCAAATAGTAGTAAAAATAAAATCAAAAAAGTTTTTATGCCTGTTCCTTATAATATAGGGTTCAGACTCAGTTTTGCTACTAAATTACAAGATGATGCTTTACAAATATTAGAGCAAATATTACCTTTCTTTCAACCATCATACAATGTCACTCTCAATATGATTGAAGGTCATGACGAGAAAAAAGACATACCGTTTACATTGAGTGATATATCTTTCAAAGATGAGTATGAAGACGATT